GGATACCCATAGAAAGAGAGAAATAAATATGACTAAAACATTTTACATAACTTATTGGGCTTCTAAACATAAGAAGCACATAACAAGACAAGGTAAGCATGACGAAAAATCTAGGTATGGAACATCAAAACAAGGTGTACCATATTATGTTTATTATGATTTAGATAGTCATGGTTATAGAACAGCAACAACATCATGGAAAGTGAGGCACTAATGATTGGAAGAATGATGATGACCTTAACAGGTTTAATATTAGGAATGTTAGGAATGATAACAGCAATACACTCTAATCATTTTGTATTAGGTGTATTACTTTTGTTTGGTGGTGTTTGGGCAATGCACGAGGGATTGCCAAGTTACGACCAAAATGAAAGATTAAGAAGATATGAAAGACAACATCAAGAGTGGTTAAGAAAATGAGTAATTATAATTGGTGTCATGGCCCAGAGTGCCATAAAAGACATACAACCACAAGGGTTCGTGGTGTCAAAGGTTCTAAAGTATTAAGAACAAAGAAAGTAAAATATAGAACACCACCAGATCGAGAAGCTAGAAGCTATCGTTGGTTCAGACATTGGGATAATTATTTCTGTGATCAAACTTGTTTGCACGATTTTGTTGAAAAGAATATTCAAGCCTTGATTGCACTTGCACCAAGACCGGAGGCGCTAGAAACACCAATCGAGGACCCTAAAAAAGTACAGAACGAATATGGTTGGGTTAATACAGAAATAAAGGTTGTTGACAATGCTTGACTTATCCTATATGTTCAAGGACATGACAGAAAGAAATATAAAAGCAACCAATCCTTATTCTGGTCAATCAGAAATGTTAACACCAGAAGAGCACAAGTTGTATATCCAAATCAAAGAGGCTGAATTAGATGAGGACTATAAGACTATGCAAAAAGGTTTATCTAAATTTAGTAGAATGAATGCTAAAGCATACATGACATTACTAGACTAACTCTCTACCCCTGGCCCTAACGGGCCAGGGGTCCCGAACCAAATCCCAATATAGATAATTACTTTGACCCTATCCCCCCTTTTTGTACAAAGGGGTCCCACTACTCTAGGTTGTATTGCTTGATTTACACAGCTTTAGCTGGTAAAAACATGTTGAACACTTTAAACATAGTGCAAAAAATTTTTTAAAAAATTTTAAATGAATTTGAATAATATAGACATAAGTAAACTACCTGCAGACGTTCGTAGAAAATTTAAACAGCTGCAAGTAATGCATGCTGAAAAACAAATCCAAAACAAAGCCAAAGATGACTTTCTTTCTTTTGTAAAATGTATGTGGCCAGATTTCATTGAAGGCTCACACCATAGACATATTGCAAAAAAATTTAATCAACTTGCATCAGGCGAGATCAATCGTTTGATTGTCAATATGCCCCCGAGACATACTAAGTCGGAATTTGCCTCGTTCTTACTTCCGGCTTGGATGGTGGGCCGTGATCCAAAACTCAAGATCATTCAAGCAACTCACACGGGCGAACTCGCAGTTCGGTTTGGTCGTAAAGCTAAGAATCTAATCGACAGTGAGGATTATACAAAAATTTTTAAAACTAGATTACAAGAAGATTCTAAAGCAGCTGGTAGGTGGGAGACTGCCCAAGGTGGTGAATACTTTGCAGCTGGTGTTGGTGGAGCAATAACAGGTCGTGGTGCTGATCTATTAATCATTGACGATCCACATTCCGAGCAAGATGCAATGTCCCCTACAGCTTTAGAGTCTGCTTACGAATGGTACACATCAGGACCACGTCAACGTTTACAACCTGGTGGTAAAATTATTTTAGTTATGACTAGATGGTCTAATAAAGATTTAACAGGTAAGTTATTACAGAATCAAAAAGAAGCGAAAGCTGATCAATGGCACGTGGTCGAATTTCCAGCGATCTTGGACCAAGGATCAAGCAAAGCTAAACCTGTATGGCCTGAGTATTGGAAGTTAGATGAATTAGAGAAGGTTCAAGCAACACTGCCCACGGGCAAATGGAATGCACAGTGGATGCAAAATCCAACAGCTGAAGAAGGAGCTATACTTAAACGTGAATGGTGGCGAACTTATAAGGGAGAAAACATTCCACAATTAGATCATGTTATACAATCTTATGATACTGCATTTTTAAAAAAGGAGACAGCTGATTACTCGGCGATTACCACATGGGGAGTATTTTTTCCTGATGAAGACTCAGGAGCTAATTTAATACTCCTCGATGCAATCAAAGGCAGGTACGAGTTCCCTGAACTAAGGCGCTTGGCCCTGGATCAATATAAGTATTGGATGCCTGAAACAGTTATTATTGAGGCAAAAGCATCTGGCCTACCCTTAACTTACGAGCTTAGGCAAATGGATATACCGGTTGTAAACTTCACACCGTCAAAAGGAAACGATAAGCATGCCCGTGTGAATGCTGTTGCACCTTTGTTTGAATCTGGTATGATATGGGCGCCTGAGCAGAAATTCGCAGATGACGTCATTGAAGAATGCGCTGCGTTTCCTTATGGTGATCATGACGATCTTGTGGACTCAACAACACAAGCAATCATGCGATTCAGACAGGGCGGTATGATCGGACACCCTGAAGATTATATCGATGAAAAAGTCGATCAACGTAAAAGGAATTATTATTAATGGCTATGTTTACATTACCGCAGATGATCTCAAGACTGACAAAAGGTTTTGTTAAATTTACTGGTAGAAAACCAGATGGTTTGGAGAAGATAAAAATTAAACAAGAAGCACTAGAGAGAATCAAACAACAAGATAAAGTTGTCGATATGGAAGGCAACGTTATCGATACATCTAAAGGTATTATGGGCGGTAAAGAGATGAAAGCCATGGGAGGTCGTATTGGTTACAAAGATGGGCCAGATGTACCAGGCAGAAGAAAGTTTATGAAAATTATGGGAGGTCTTGCAACTATACCTTTCGTTGGTAAATTTTTTAAAGGTGCAAAGACTGCTGCACCAGCAGTAGAAAAAGCTGCAGAGGTAGCTGGACAAGCGCCATCATATTTTTTTGATTTGGTTACTAAGATTAAAATGTTTGGTAAGCCAGGAATATCTATTGGTCCAAGACAGAATACGATGAATTATAAAAATTATGAATTAATGGAAGATGTATCAACAGGTGATTTAAGAATTACAAAACAAAAAGGCGATCCTGAATTTAATTACGAAGAAGAAGTAATGGAATATAGAAAAGGTCAAAGAACCGAGGATGGTGTTATACCTGACGAGTATGGAGAAGCAACTATCAGACCTGACATGGACGGTAAGATGAAAGATTTTGAAGATGGTATTGAACCAGATAGTATTAAAGAAATTATAAAAGAGGCAACTAAAGAAGCACCTTCAATTAAAAAAGCAGATGGCGGCATTGCAATGATGCTAGGAGAATAATGAAACTTGGTCCTAAAGAAATTAAAGAAATAAATCAGTATTTGATAACTGGTAGAAATAAACAACGAGAGTTTGTAACTGATGACGATGATACACGAGTAGGTTTAAAAAGAGGCGGTAATTTTAATCCAGCTGGTGTAAATCAATTCACAAAAAGTATGAGATCTTTTGATGAAGTTCAAAAAGCAATAGATAATGCTCCACCTAAAATAATTGAAGGTAAAGAATATCCTTTGACAAGAAAAGATTTAAGAGGCGAGGGAAAATTTTATAAAAATAAAATTGCAGGTAGAAAAGAAATGAAAAGATTTCCAAACTTAAAAATTCCTGGAGAAGGTAAACCTGTTACTAAACCAACTTCAAAATTAATATCAAATAAAAAATATGCAGAATTTATAAAAGACGCACAAGGAGGATTTATAAGTTTAGACAAGTTAACAAATTTTTCTCACTTTGCTCCAAAACTAAAAAGTTATTTAGTGTCCACTACAAACACCGGACCACTTAAATCATCTGTTAATAGAGCTGCGGAAGGTTTTGATGCAGCCATATTAAAGATAGCACAAGAACAAGAAAGATTAATTACAGAGAAACCAAAAGGTTATAAAAAATTATTGTTAGTTAAAAATAAAGAAGCAGCTGATACAGCTAAAAAATTTGAAAAACTATTACCAAAAGAATTAAAAGGCACGTTAGGTTATTTTGACGTTAGTGCTGATGGAAAATTTAATTTAAAAGGTGTAGATAAATCTAAAACTTTTGCTGGAGCAAAAGGTGAAGAAAAATTTTATAAAAATATGTCAGCTACAGAAAGAAAAGCCTTTGGACAAGCTGAGCTAGAAAAAATAAAAAACAATCCAAAATTTAGAGCAAAGATACCTTTAGTTAATGACTTATTAGAAATGGCAGGAAGCATACCTGACGATATAAAAAGAGCAAAATATTTAAAAGCTGGTTTTAAAACTTTGGGTATTGCTGCTTCACCTTTAGTTATTTATGATACGTACAAAGCTTTTGAACAAGGTAAACCTGTATTAGAATCTTTAGAAGCAGGTTTGATTGGTACAGATTTAATTGGTGGTACAAAAAGAATTCTTGCACTTACACCAGAAGAAAGAACTGCAAGAAGTGTTGTTAAACAAGATGCATTAAAAGATTTAAATTTAGATATGCCTATGGGTTTTGGTTTTATAGAAGGACCTACACCAAAAACAGATATGACTTTAGAACAAGCACAGGCAAAAGCAGAAGCTGGTGCTGAAAGAGTTAAAGCGTTAGAAGCTGAAAAAAATTTACAAAGATCTAGATCAAGAGGGTTTGGAACACCTGTAATGGCCGATGAATTTTTAGCGGGTGGTGGTATTGCAGGACTGTCTGGTGGTATAAATAAAGGTCCACAAAGAACATCAATGAACCCAGATTCAGAAGGGTTGCTATCCCTTAAAAACCGTGCTAGAAACTACTAGGAGTAATATATGGCAGAAATAGACAAAGGACTCCCGAACACTAGATCTAAACTTGAGATTCCTTCAGAAGAAGCGATACAAGAAGAACAAGTTGCTGTTCAGGAAGCAGAAGCAGAACAAGGACCAATCGAAGTTATACCAGAAGAAGATGGTGGTGTAACATTAGACTTTGAACCAGGTGCAATCAATGTACCAGGAACAGAATCACACTTTGATAATTTAGCAGAACTTTTACCTGACGATATCTTAGAACCAATTGGTAATGAGATGACTCAAAACTATATGGACTACAAAGCTTCCAGAAAAGAATGGGAGCAAGCATACATTACAGGATTAGATCTTTTAGGTTTTAAATACGAAAACAGAACAGAACCATTTCAAGGAGCTAGTGGTGCAACTCACCCAGTTTTAGCTGAAGCTGTTACACAGTTTCAAGCGCAAGCTTACAAAGAATTATTACCATCAGATGGACCTGTAAGAACACAGGTTGTTGGTATTAAAAATCCTGCAACAGAACAACAAGCAAATCGTGTTAAAGATTTCATGAACTATTTAGTTATGGATCAAATGAAAGAATACGAATCAGAATTTGATTCTATGTTATTTCATTTACCATTAGCTGGATCAACTTTTAAAAAAATATATTACGATGTACCAATGGGACGAGCAGTATCTAAGTTCGTACCCGCAGATGAATTAATTGTCCCGTATACGGCTACCTCATTAGACGATGCGGAGGCAGTTATTCATAAAGTAAAAATTTCAGAAAACGAATTAAGAAAACAACAAGTTAGTGGTTTCTATAGAGATGTAGAGTTAGGCCCACCAGGCACAGACTCAAATAACGAACTTGATAAAAAAGAACGTGAGCTAGATGGCACAAAGAAAACAGGTAAGAACGAACCTGTGTATACTTTGTTAGAGTGTCATGTAAATTTAGACTTAGAAGGTTTTGAAGAAGTTGGAGAAAATGGTGACCCAACTGGAATAAAATTGCCCTACATAGTAACTGTAGAAGAAGGCAATAGGAAAGTTTTGTCTATCAGACGAAACTATGCGCCCGATGATCTAAAGAAAAGTAAAATCCAATATTTTGTCCACTTTAAATTTCTGCCAGGACTAGGATTTTATGGCTTTGGACTCATTCATATGATTGGCGGACTGAGTCGTACGGCAACGGCGGCTCTCCGTCAATTATTAGATGCAGGTACACTATCAAACCTGCCAGCAGGATTTAAACAAAGAGGTGTAAGAGTTAGAGATGAAGCATCACCAATACAACCAGGTGAGTTTAAAGATGTTGATGCACCAGGTGGTAATTTAAGAGATGCATTCTTTCCACTACCTTACAAAGAACCATCACAGACTTTATTAAACTTACTTGGTATTGTAGTACAAGCCGGTCAAAGATTCGCGGCTATTGCTGATATGCAAGTAGGCGATGGTAACCAAGGTGCAGCTGTAGGAACTACAATTGCATTATTAGAACGTGGCTCACGTGTAATGTCTGCAATACACAAAAGATGTTATGCAGCAATGAAAAATGAATTTAGATTATTATCTAAAATTGTTTCACAATATTTACCACCAGAATATCCATATGATGTTGTAGGTGGTGCAAGAAATGTAAAACAAGCAGATTTTGATGATAGAGTTGACGTAATACCAGTTGCTGATCCTAATATTTTTTCAATGTCGCAAAGAATTACTTTAGCACAAACACAGTTACAGATTGCAACATCAAATCCACAGCTACACAACATGTATCAAATCTATAGAAACATGTATAATGCGATAGGTGTAAAAGATGTTGATGCAGTTTTACCACCACCGGCGCCAACTGCACCGATGGATCCAAGTATGGAGCATATTAATGCAATGGCAGGCAAACCTTTTCAAGCTTTTCCTGGTCAAGACCATAGAGCTCACATAACTGCACACTTAAACTTTATGTCAACGAACATGGTTAGAAATAATCCGATGATTATGGCTGCAATACAAAAAAATATTTTAGAACACATATCAATTATGGCTCAAGAACAAGTTCAATTAGAATTTAGAGAGCAAATGATGCAGATGCAACAAATGCAACAGATGGCAGCAACAAATCCGCAGGTTCAAGCACAGTTACAAATGCTTACAAATCAAATTGAATCAAGAAAAGCGATACTAATTGCTGAAATGACAGAAGAATACATGAAGGAAGAGAAGAAAATTACATCACAATTTGATAATGACCCTCTATTAAAGTTAAAATCACGTGAAGTTGACCTTAGAGCAATGGAAAATGAACGAAAAAGAATGAATGATGAAGCAAATCAAGATCTTCAAAGGTCTAAATTGATGCAAGCACAAGAACTTGCAGAAGATAAGATGGAACAAAACGAAGATTTAGCAAAATTACGAGCTGGAGTCAGTCTTGCGAAGTCAGGAGTGCAACAAGCAGCTGTTGTAATGGACGACAATTAATGTTAAGGAGATAATATTATGATGAACTATAAAAAAGCAAAGCAAATGGCAGTTCCAAGTCAGAATGTAGAGGTAGATCCAAGATCTAAGACTACAGCTGATGGTGCATTTAACAATATTCCTACTGGAGACAAGGAAAAAGTTAGAGGAACTAAAAGAATGCTAGCTGAAAAGAAAAAAACAGCTACTTGGTACTAAATCATGTGGTTATCGGCAATTAAACTAGCCGTTTCTGCTGGAAGTAAGATTTATGCTAACAAGCAGAAAACGAAAATGGCAATGTCAGATGCACAACTGATGCATGCTGAACGTATGGCCCGAGGTGACGAAGCTTACCAGGGAAAATTGCTAGAAGCTAGACAATCAGACTGGAAAGACGAGGCAGTTTTGATAATTCTCAGTTTGCCCGTCTTGGTGTTGGCCTGGGCAGTGATATCGGATGATCCAACAGCGATGGACAAGGTAAAATTGTTCTTTGACATGTTTTCGCAGCTCCCGTCATGGTTCACAAATTTGTGGATTCTTGTCGTGGCGAGCATTTATGGTATAAAGGGTACACAAATTTTTAGAAACGGCGGAGGAAAAAAATAATGAGTATATTTAGTTTTGTAAAAGCAGGCAAAAAAATTTATGGTACTATCAAAAGTGTAAAACCAGCTTTAGGTAAATCAAAATTAAAAAAAGCCGTCGACGATGTTAAATTATCTTCTTTAAAAACAAAAAGTAAGATGAAACGTTCCTTCCAAAAAATGGAAGAAGACATTGATCCAGCTAGAAAAAAATTAAGACGGACTACACAAAAATTAAAAGGTGAAAAAGTTACAGAGTCTGGAGTTTCAAAAGGTAAAGATTTAAGAGAAAATAAAATGGGTGGCGGAATGATGGGCCGTAGAATGGGCTATAGTCAAGGATCTTCAAAAGGTAAAGTTCCTACTACACCAAAAGAAAAATCATTAGCAAAACTAGCCCCACCAAGAGATAAAATTACATTTGGTGATGTTGTTGCTGGAAGAACTAAAGGAAAAGCATAATGGCAAAACTATGTCCTAGAGGTAAAGCCGCAGCGAAGCGAAAATTTAAAGTGTATCCATCAGCGTATGCTAATATGTATGCATCTGCAGTTTGTTCAGGTAAAGTTACACCAGGTGGCAAGAAGAAAAGAACAAAAGCTATGGGTGGTGGAATGATGAATGAAAGAATTGGTTTAAAAGCTGGTTCTACAGGTTGTAAGTTAGCTATGAAAGGAAAAGGCAAAGCTTACGGAAAGAATTCTTAATGCGAACGCATTTTTCAAAAGGTGGTTTAAGATCATGGGTAAAAGAGAACTGGGTCGATATTGCAAACAAAAAATCGGATGGCTCATACCCGAAGTGTGGAAGAAGTGGTGGAGAAAAAAGAAAAAATTATCCAAAATGCGTGCCTATTGCAAAAGCAAGAGCGATGAGCAAAGGGCAACGTGCGGGTGCCGTAAGAAGAAAACAAGCGAAAGCAAATACAGGCCCTACACCGAGTAGAGCTGCAACATTTGCAAAGAAAAAGAAGACTGCATAATGAGAAGACAAGATAAAATGCCACCAAGAAATAAAAAGAATTTCAGATCTACAAAGTCTGGAGCAGGCATGACACGAGCCGGTGTCGCTGCCTATAGAAGAGCAAATCCCGGTTCTAAATTAAAAACAGCGGTGACTGGAAAAGTCAAACCAGGATCTAAAGCTGCAAATCGACGTAAGTCGTACTGTGCAAGAAGCGCAGGCCAAATGAAAAAATTTCCAAAGGCTGCAAAAGATCCTAATTCAAGACTAAGACAGGCTCGCAGAAGATGGAAATGTTAAATGCAATTAGAAAACACAATCAATAAACTACTTAGATTTTTAAGAGTCAGAATAGATTCTTTATCCATATCAGTTACATCCGGCGGGGTTGACAGTATGGAAAATTATAAGTATATTATAGGACAAATAAACGCCTACGAGGCAACACTACAGGAAATCTCTAACCTGCTAGAAGAAAAGGAGCAAAATGGAAAAGGAACAGTCATCGATATTAACACCAAACAATGATCTTATTGGTGTAAAAAAATCAGAGAAAAAAGAAGAAGAACCAAAATTACCAAAGCCAACAGGCTGGAGACTTTTAGTTTTACCTTTCAAGATGAAAGAAAAAACTAAAGGTGGATTAGTATTAGCTGAAACTACATTAGAGAAACAACAAGTTGCTTCTCAAGTTGGTTTAGTTATGGCCATGGGATCTCAATGTTATAAGGATAAGGAGAGGTATCCGGAAGGTCCGTGGTGCAAGGAGAAAGATTGGATTATGTTTGCACGATATGCAGGTAGTCGAATCAAAATTGATGGTGGGGAAATGCGTCTGCTAAACGACGATGAAGTGTTAGCAACAATTGATAGTCCAGAGGACATCTTGCATGAGTTCTAAACATAGGAAGGAGTAACTATGCCAGAAGAAAAAAAAATGGTACCCATCGATACATCAGGACCTGATGCTACGATTGATATCGAAGAAACAAAAGACGAAGCTGTAATTGAACAGCCGGAAGAAAAAAATGAACAAGAACAAGGAACAGATAAATCATTTGAAAATGAACGAGAAACAAAGTTAGAAGAAAAAAAAGATGATAGTGAGTTAGAAGACTATAGTAAAGGTGTACAATCTCGTATTGCAAAATTAACTCGTAAAATGAGAGAAGCAGAGAGAAGAGAACAAGCTGCTGTTGAGTATGCAAAAGCTGTAGAAGAAAAAAGACAATTATTAGAAAAACGTTTTGAAAAGACGGATTCTGATTACATCAAAAAATTTGAGACAACTATATCATCAGGTTTAGAGTCTGCACAAAAAGAATTAGCTGCAGCAATTGAAGCCGGTGATGCAAAAGCTCAAGTTGAAGCTAATAAAAGAATTGCAACGCTCGCATTTGAGAACGCAAAACTTTCAGAAGCAAAAGAGGGAAGACAAGCAACACAGGAAGAGAAGCCTGTACAACTCTCTCAAGCAAATAGTATAAATCAACCTGCTATGGATGAACCGATTAATCCGGATCCAAGAGCTGAAGCATGGGCTGCAAAAAACTCATGGTTTGGGTCAGATAGAGCAATGACTTATACTGCGTTTGAGATTCATAAGGATCTTACTGAAAAAGAAGGGTATGATCCTAATTCTAACGAGTATTATGCTGAAGTTGACAAACGTATTAGAGTTGACTTTCCTCATAAATTTGGTAATACTGAAAGCAAGCAAACGGCCGCCCCTGTTCAGACAGTGGCTTCTGCTAATAGAAGCGTAAAGCCTGGTCGCAAAACTGTGAGACTCACATCTTCACAGGTAGCAATAGCTAAAAAATTAGGTGTGCCACTCGAAGAATACGCAAAACAATTAAAAAACACGGAAGGAGCGTAACATGACAAAAGACGAAAAAAATACTTCTCGTGCGAGCCAAACACGG